CCAATTTAATGAATGGCAGATATATTAAAACAACTGACAGAGTACCGAATCAAAGGTATTGAAAAAGCTGAAGTCGAATATTACCAAGCACTTACTAGAACATTAGATAAAATTGAGGCACAAGTAGTAGCATTAGCTGATAGAGAATTACCAAGACAAGCTGGTAAATTAATTGAACTTCAAAGTGCTGTAGCAATAAGACCAAAAATCAAAGCTATTCTTGATAAAGAATATTTACCATTTGCAGATAGGGTAGTTAGAAAAGGATTTGGAGAACAAGCTAAAAGGATTGAAAGACAATTTAAAACTATAGGTCTAATACCAACTGAATTTCAAGAACTTACTAAAGGAGATTTAGCTTTAGTTAAGAATTTAAAGCAACAATATTACACACAGTTTAAAGATGTATCAAATAACTTTACAAGAATATTATCAGATAAGGTTTATCAGAACACATTAGTAGGAAGTGAATTTACTGTATTGGAAGATGAATTAAGACAATCAATTAATGGTATTTATTCAACATCAAAAGACCCAGCAGTAAATAGATTAGTAGATTATGTTAAAAACAATAGAGATAATCCAGCATTAGCATCAAGAGTTGATAGTGCAATTAAAATACTACAAACTAAATATGCTAGTACAAGAACTGGCGAGAATATGAAAAGATATGCTGGTCAAATACTTAATGATTCTCTTAGAGATTTTGATGCTACTTTAAACTTCAATAAATCTAAAGATGCTGGACTTACTTATGTTAAATATTATGGAGATGTAATTCCAACAACCAGAGATCATTGTAGAAATATGATTAATGGAGTTTATAACACAAGAGAAAATGGTTTATTCACTATTGATGAAATTAACGAAATATGGAACAGAAGAAGTTGGAGAGGTAAAAAATCTGGTAATCCATTAGTTGTAAGAGGTGGTTATAATTGTAGGCATCAATTTAGTTATGTTAATCCTGATTGGTATGAAGACGATGGAGAAGAAACAGAAGATTTAATAGAATCTAAACAAGATACTAGACCAGCTAAATCAATATTTGGAGATACTTCATCTGAAGATAAAAAATACTTACCATTAGCATTTGGAACTGTTGCTAGTAATTTTACTAGAATGATTAATAAGATGCCAAAAACTCCTAAATTAAATAGAGGTAGAAGTGCATTTTATAGACCATTAGATGATTCCATAACTTTAGATGATTTTGATTTAGAAAATAATCTATCTGCATTAAGAACTTATACCCATGAATTTGGACATAGAATTGATCATAATATTGCAAGAATATTAGTTGCTGATAGAAAACTTGCAGAAAAATTTATACCTAATGCCAATAAAGAAATATTGGGAACAAAATTAATAGATGATGTTTTAGATTCATCAAGAAATCCAAAAGGATTACAAATCAGTAATATTGCACAACAAGAAATTATGGAAGATAGAAAATTCTTAAAAGATAATCTTAAAAATGCTTTACCTAGTATTGAAAATGAGAAAAGAAAAATTATTAATCAATTAAATGGAAAATCAGTTACAGAAAAAATAGCTATTCAAACAAAATTTGTAGAAGATACTATTAATGCAAAAAACTTTCCTTTAAACATTGATGAAGTAAAAGCATTATTAAATGATGTGAATATTACATATGACCCTACATCACTAACAACTGTAAATTATGTATTACAAATTAAACACAAAGTAGTTGCTTCAAGATATGGAAAATTTAAAAAATACAAATTAGATAACGGAGTTGTTGAAAATTTATCTACAACTCAATATTACAATAATGGAAGTTTTTTAACTAAATTTGCAGATTATGTAGGTGCTGTAACAGATAATACGATTGGTTATGGTCATAAACTAGCATATTATAAAAAAGCATTTAAAACCAAAACATTTGCTAGAGGTTATGGAGATGTAACATATTTACATTCCACAGAAGCATTTGCTCAATATACTGCATTATCTAATACTAAAAACAAAGAAGCATATATTAAATTAATGAATTATTTTGCACCAAATACTACTAAAATTTTTAATGAAATAATGGAAAGGAGTAAATTATTATAATGGAATTAGAAGAAATACTATCAATTTATATCAGTAAATTTGGGGAAGAATACGATATAGATACTGTTCTTTTATCAGATGATAAAAAAATAGAACTAACAAATATGTTAAAAACATCAATGCAAAACAATAAACCAATATCACTAAAAGAATTAAACGATTTTTTCGGTTATGACCCAAATGACCCAGAGATATTGATTTAATTACAAAATATTGATATAGCAAAATAATTAATAACCAATAGGAGTCTTATGACGCAAGAAACAGAGGCAGTTCAGCCGAATAATGAACAAGTAGAAAAAACTACTAACGAAACAGTAGAAACAAAAACAGAACAAACAGCCCAAGAAATAAAAGAAATGAAATTTACTCAAGAGCAACTTGATAAAGTTATTTCTGCTAGACTTGAAGCTGAAAGAAGAAAATACGAAAAGAAACTTCAAGAAGAAGAAAAACAAAAAGCTGAAATTCTAAAACAAAAACAATTAGAAGAAGCTAAGACTAAACAAGACTTAGAAAAGATAATGCAAGAAAGATTATCTGAAAAAGAAAAAGAACTTAATTCTTTCAAAGAACAAATTAAGAAAGAAAAAGTTGATAATTCAATACTTTCTGTAGCATCTAACAATAATGCTATCAGCCCAAGTCAAGTTGTTGCTTTGCTTAAAGATGAAGTTAAGTACACAGATGATGGTAGAATAGAAGTAGTTGATAATAATTCTAATGTACGATATAACGCAAAAGGAGAACTTTTAACGATTGAAGAAAGAGTTAAAGAGTTCTTAGATAGCAACCCACATTTCCGTAAAGGGTCTTTGTCAGGTTCAGGAAGCCAGAATGCTATCGGTGGTAAAACTGTTAAACCTTTTAACCTACAGGACTTGGACTTAACAAAACCAGAAGATCGTAAAGCCTATGCAGAATATAGGAAGAAACGAGATTCAGGGGCTGTTGAGATAAACTTAACAAAATAACTTTTATAGGTAATAAAAATGGCTAACGAAAGTACAAGTTCTACACTATCGGAACTATACACAGAGATAGTAGCAGAGGCTCAATTTGTAGCATCTGAAAAATCCATCATGAGAAACTTAGTTAAAAACTATGCTATCACAGGTGGTGGTAAAGCAGTTGAAGTTCCTGTTTATGCAAATGTATCAGCATCAGCAGTAGCAGAAGCAACTGACTTATCAAACACAGCGATTAACCCAACTTCAGTAACTATTACTGCATCTGAAGTAGGTGTTATGACTACTCTAACTGATTTAGCAAGAAACTCTGCACCAAGAAATGTTGCTGGAGATATTGGTAAATTATTTGGGGAAGCATTAGCTAGAAAACAAGATGCTGACTTAATTGCATTGTTTGATGGCTTTGCAACTGTACTTGGAGATGGTACTACTGCTATTTCTCCAGCTGTAATCTTTAATGCTCTTTCAACTTTAAGAGCAAATTCATTACCAGCTAACGAGTGTGCAGTTGTTTTACACCCTAAAATCGCTTACGATCTAAAATCTGGCTTAACTAACACTTTTGCTGGTCTTGACACAGAAAACTCTAATGAAGCATTAAGATCAGGTTTCGTTGGAACTTTAGCTGGTATGAGAATATTTGAAACTTCAAATATGTCTAATACTGGTACTGCTGGAGATTACAAAGGTGGTGCGTTCCACAAAGACGCATTAGCAATCGCTATGATGCAAGATGTTAAAATCGAAACTCAAAGAGATGCTTCTCTAAGAGCAGATGAGATTGTAGCAACTTCTGTATATGGTGTTGGAGAAATCCACGACACTTACGGAGTTGAACTATGGAATGATTCATCTATCCAATAGTAGATAATTTGTGAGGGGGAGAAATCCCCCTTACATTTAACAAGGAGAAACAATGGTAAAATTAGTATTATCAAATGAGAAGATGGTTACTCTTAAAAGAGGTAATAAAACAATCACTAGAAGTCAGTTAGATTATGAAACTAATAAAGTGATGTATGATTTTAGAGGTTTTAAACCTGAGCAAGATGTTGTAAAAGAAACAAAGGTAGAACAACCTAAAAAGAAAAAAGTTGTGAGGAAGAAAAAAAATGTACAAGTGGATTTGGAAAAAGATAAGAAAGAATTGGAAGTGGCTGTACAGAAAGACATGGAATAATCTTCTGTTTATAGCACCTATCGTAACTATAATTCTTTTTTTAATTTATTGGGGTAAATAATGGCTAACTATACTGGTGCAGATGTTATAACTGCAAGTGATGTAACTAAATATCAACCTGATGCGTTTGAATTTGGTTTAGCATCTGGCTCTACTGAAGTATTAAACTTCCTTGCTCAAACAACTAACGATATTTTAAGACAGTTAAGAATAGAATGGTGGCCTGTATATAAGACTAATGTATTTACAGATATTACAGTTCTTAATACTGCTGAGATGGTTAATACTAAAGTTAATTTAGATCAGTTTGAACGGGCTGGTGTTTATTTATTTCTTGGAAGATTCTATTTACCAGCATTAACTAAATTTAGACCAGAAACAGAAAAAGATAGATTTGAAAGAATGGCTGAATATTACATGAGTCAATATAATATGGAATGGAGAATGATATTAGAAGATGGTGTTGAATATGATGTAGATTCTTCAGGAACTATTGTATCAAATGAGAGAGAACCTTTACATGGATTTAGAAGATTGACTAGATAATGGCTGTATCGCTACAAATAAAATCTAATCAAAAACAAGTATCTAAAAACTTCAAAAAGTTTCAATCAGTTTTACCAAGAGTAATTGATAAAGGAATTAAACAAGCTGGATTTCAATTAATAGATATTATTAGAACTAAAACTAAAAAAGGTATTGATTTTAGAGATAGACCTTTTGCACCATACTCACAAGGTTATTTAAGAAAATTAAATAAAGAGGGTAAATCAACAAATGTAGATTTATTTTATTCTGGTAGAATGTTAGGAAGTTTATCAAGTCAAAAAACAGGAAAACATAAAGTATCATTAGCATTTACTAATTCACAAATGAGGCAAAGAGCATTATTTAATCAAGTATTGAATGACCCTAAAAGAGAATTTTTTGGCTTTAACAATAGAACAGAAAAGATTATAAACAAACAATTCAATCGATTTGTAGAAAAAGAATTAAGGAAATTTAGAATATGAGTGTAAGAGAAGATATAGCATCTGAATTATTATCTACTATTTCAGCGATTAGTAGCCCAGCAATTAAGAAAGCTACTAGACAGCCATTTATATTAGACGAATTATCTGAACAACAATATCCAGCAGTAATAGTACAAACATCTGAAGAAAATAGAGATGATGCTGAATTAGGTTCTGGTGCTAGAACTAGAACAGGTACTATTGACTTTG